TTTGGTTTTTATTTTTTAGATAAACTTGGCAGTGCATACCGTTGTTTATCACATCTGCTTTGTCTTTCAGCTTGTTTTCAAGGCTTTCGGTGATGATTATTTTCCCTTTTTCGCTTGTCATATCTATCATTCCGTGGTCAGCCGTGATGATGGTAGTGATTGGCAGGTCTAGATTTTCCACCCCCTGCATGATTTGCCCCAAAAGCTCATCTGCCAGCTGTAATTCTTGTTTCAGTTTTTCGGAATTTGTCCCTGTCTGATGTCCCGCTGTATCCACAAATTCAAAATAAAGCGTCACAAATCGTGGTCTTTCTGACTCTGGTAGTCTAAACCAATTCATCACCTGCTCTACCCTTTCGGTGTAAGGCACATTAGAATCATATTGTTTCCAGTAGGTAGGATATTCGCCTTGTATTGGCGCCTCCGAGCCCACCCAGAAATAGGAAGCGGTCTTCATTCCATTTTTCTGAAGCCATTGCCACTGTGGCATCCCTCCATAGAATTTAGGATTTTGCACGGCCTGTCTATCTGGGATAGAATAGATTTTGTCCTCTGCTGGCGCATAAAATTTATTATCCACCAGTCCGTGGCTTCCTGGGTACATTCCCGTAATTATAGTATAGTGATTAGGAAAGGTTTTACTAGGGAAACTTGGAATCATTCCTTTGGCGTAGGATGATTTTTCTTTCAGTTTTTTAAAGTTTTCTAAATTAAATTTCTCAGGATAGTCATACCTGAATCCATCAAAGGAAACCAGCAGTACATATTGTTTCCCTGACGGTTTATTTACCAGCGCATTATTCTTACAAGAAGTTAGAAAAAAAAGACTAATCCAGATGAATAAAATTTTCTTCATTTATAATCGGTAAAACGAAATGTCTAAAATTGCAAAACGAAATGTCCAAAAAATTTCAACATCACAAAGATAGAAAAAGCAGTCATTTAGACTGCTTTTTTAATATTGTTTTAAGACACATTTAAAAGCTGTTTAATTCTCTTGTTTCTGTCTTTCTTTTTTGAGTTGGTCTGCGATTTCTCTCATTATATCTTCTCTGTTCTGCATAAGCTCTAGTATCTTTCTAAAGCTCTCATCGGTTCGTCTTCGGGCTTTATCTTCGGCTTTTTCTCTTACTGATTTTGCTTCAGTAAATACAAGCCCTAACGCCACGAAAATACTTACAAATGGTACACTTCCGAGTGGATGAGGAAAGAAATAGGGCGTTACCACATCAAAGATGTCAAACAGGAAAGCAAAGCCCATCAAAGCAAAATAATAAGTTGCTTTGTTGATGGTTCTTCTGAACCCTTCTGAGCTTGTCGCCTCGCCTAATTCTTTGGCTTTTTTAACTCCAAAATAAAGGTCAATGAGCATTGCTACAATAACCACAATCCATGCAAAACATACCACAAATAAAGTGGTTATAAGTGTTTTATAATCTCCTTCTAAATAATCTATAATCATAACTGCATTTTTTTAAACCAGCGCCCGAAGACGCTGGTATAATTGTCTTCCTTGGTCTACACTAGAGCTCTGCTCGTTCTTTTAATATTCACCAATTCAAATTTAATATCACTATCAGCAGATTCGCTATTTATTCTAATACCAAATTTAAATCCTCTTTTATCTCCTACTATATTCTTAAATTTATTAATAGTAGTCAGTTTAGCTCGAACACTTGTCACTTCATTGTTAGAATTAGAATAAGCATCTATATAAACCTCATCTATTAGATTGTTTTCTGCGTCATAAACTACAGCTCGATGTGCAAAACCTCCTACTAAAACACTAGCATTCTCCCCACTTACTTTAAAAGTAAGGTCCCATTCTGTTACTTGGTTTGGTGTTGGGTTAGGCATTATTCTGTTATCTGAAAGAATATATCCAGATTGAACATCTTGAGAACCAATAGGAATACCATTATTGATAAAGTAAGAATAAGTACTATCTATAGGGTCCTCTGCTTTAAATGTATCAGCATCAAAAGCAAAGAATTTATACTCCTCTGTACTAGGAATTAATGTAGACTGCTTACCATCTTGCAATTTAAAGTTTACTACTCCAGATTGTCTTTTATCATACACCTCTCCATAATGAGTCATTCTAGACCTAACTCCCTTATTAAATGGCATTCCTGCCTCAGGAATATACACAAAAAATCCCTGTGTTTGGTTAAAAATATCCTTACTAGGACTCGGTTCTCCCCACTTATCCACTGCCAAAGAAGGTAAAACTGCCTCAATATGAGCCTTAACTGTACCTGTGTATCTATACTCATAAGTCTTCTTTATGGTAGCATTACCTGTAGGTCCGAAAGTAAAATGAGCTTGTATACTTCCTGTCAAAGTGGCAACCTTCATTCTGAAAGTACTATATTCTAAAAGATTAGGGTCTTGCATCTTAACCTCAGACAACCCATTAATAGTAATGTCTACTGCTAATTTTCCAGCATAGGTTAAATACATTCTATCAACAGTAACATCAATTTTTTCTCCACCTGTAGATAATCCAGCCAATCTATCATCTACATATTTCTTCTGAACAAATTGACCATCTTTTGTAGGCTCGTAATACTTAGAGCTAGAAAGCCCCTCATTGATGTTAAGATTTAAAGTGTCTGCATTACCTCCATTTTGATTCAATTCTATCTTAAATTCAGAATTATTTAACGCTAAAGTAAGTCCATTACTATCGGAACCCCAAGCCTGATATAATATACCTTCTGTATTTGCTTTAAATCCTGCTCCTACAGCGTGACTTGAAGCATCCGTGTTAAAGTCTATACCTTTAGAATCTGCTCTGAAAGAAGCATCCATATGGTTTCCATCAACCTCTACATTACTAGAATATATTAGACCTTCTCTACTTACATTTAAATCATAAGATTCTCCATTTTGTTTATACCCTTCATATCTCAAAGATTCTTTTTTAGCACTTAGAGTATAATTATCTGTAGTTGTATCTCCGTCTTTAACTACTAATTCTCCCTTTATCTCCTTACCAGCTAACTCATTTCCTGCAGTTAAAACCTCTTGTAAGGCTGGTGCTGTTCCTGTTCCTGCTGTGCCCGAACTAGAACTGCCTCCTTTCACTTTAAGGACTTTTCCTTTCTCATCAGTAACATATAGTTCTGCTTCTGATGCTGATACCTGTTGTGCAATAATGGTATCTTTCTCTGTAATGATAGTGTTTGGCGTTGGCGCCGCCTCTGTTAGAGGTCTTGTTTGTAATTCTACAATTCTCATATTTTTGTTATTTAATAATTGTTACTCAAAAGGTTTCCCTGAAGCCGTAGGTTTAATGCCGAGTATCTTCTGCCATTCAGCTACCTGCTCCTCTGTCAGTCCTGTAGCATCTGCATTAGCCTTATTGGCTAACTGGTCGGCATCGGCTTTGCCAGAAAGTGTTGTGCTAAGGCCTTGGATGTTTTCCTGTGGGATTAACTCATCCTTGTGCCAATAGGAGTCCATCCAGTTCCAAAACTGCTCCTGTGTGGGCTTTAAACCTGTTTTAAACCAATTTTTAATTATATTTATCGCTGTTTGTGCCATGATATTAAGTTTAATTTTCTCCTAAATAAATGATAAAGTGCACAGCATAGTTCTTCGGTCTGTTTTCCTCTGCGGTACGGACTTGACGGGAGCTGTCAAAATTATAGTTAAAGCCCCATGCATCATTTCCTCCGCTTTTTAATTCAGCATTAAAATGCCCTTCAAACCCAAAGGCTCCATTAGGAGAGCCTCCCCGCCAGTCTCGGTTAAAGGACGAAAATCGCCCTGTTATCTTCTGTTGAGCATCTTCTTGGAAACTCCCTAATGCCCTCTCATCGGTCTTCCCTCTGAGGAAATACCCTCTTAAATCAGGAGTTCCGTTTTGTCCATCGCATAAAAACCAACCAGGCGGGAGATTTTCTAAATCAAATATCCCTTGCTTGATTTCTCCTATCATTGGCTTTTGTTCCTCCAGTTTTTCTATCCTCTTGATAGATTTATCTAATTCTGTTTTCTCTGCTTTTTTCTCTGTTAAATTCAGCAGATTTTCCACACGCTTAAAGTCCTCCCATTTAAAAGTCTTTTCTGGCGTGGAACTTCCGAATCCTGCGTATCTTTTGTAGATAACTGGCTTCGTTGCTCCATCTTCAAATACTCTGCTTTCTGTCTCTTCCTTGATAATAACATTAGTTGAGATGCTTCCGCCTTTGAACTCTAGAAGTTCGCCGTTAATGTATACCGCACCATCGCTCACTGTATTTCCAGTAATGACACAGCCCGAAATGATGACCAACTCTCCCGCGAGGCTTCCCAAGTGGTTAAACAGTGAGTAAGCCGTCTGCACCGCATCCAATATGTTAGTAGACATTGGGAATCCTCCCGTCTGATTGAAATTTAATTTATTCATACTGCTATAATGTCTGTTTTCATTTTAATAAGTTTCTACTTTGTATCTTTTTGAAGCTAGTTTGTAAAAGTCAATGATGTAGCGCATTTCGTAATCATTATACTGCAGTCCCGCAGGAACCAGCACGATAAAATCTACTCCCGTATCGCCGTAGTCTGCATCATCCCGAAGATACATCACACCTAAATACTTAGGCTTTTTCTCGCCGTCTGTGTAGATATAATCTCTTTTGTAACGGTTTCCTTCTGCTATTTTTATCCGCCTTAACGAAATATCAAACTTATCGTTAAGCGCAGCGCGGAGGTAGCACACCTGCCCGTTGTGAGCGAGATTGTAGAGGTTAGCATTTCGGTTTATATTAAAATCATCGGCAACTTTGATAAGTGGATAATGAAGCGCCCGAAGCCATGCCGAGAGTTTTTCCCTACGGAGGAAAGTCGGAGTTAAAAGGCTTGTCAATTTTGGAATGTCCAGATTAAACCACATACTCTATATTATTGAAATTCTCTATTTTAAAATACCCCGAAACAGGGATTTTCTTAACCTCTATGGTCTCATAACCACCGTAATCATTTACCCCAGCATCTATCCATTTGCTTTCAGCCAAAATGATATGCGGAATTCTTACACCCTCTACCTGCTGGAGAGCATCCACCAAGTGTGCGAGGACTAATTCTCCATCAAAAGGCAGGTTTTTCAAATACTCCTTAATCGCATCTTCTACAGGTTTTTTACCCGTTATGATGCTTTGTCCGTTTTCATCCAAAACCAATGGGTCTCGGTAGATTTTCATCTGTAATTTCAAGACATCGGGCAGATAGTTGATAACCGTAATTCTTACCCCTGCATCTTTGATTTCGTTCATGTAAGCATCAAAAGAGGCTTTTTGTCTAACACCTATCGGCTGAAGCTCTCCGCCCTGTTCAGTGGCGATCTTGACAATGAGACGGCTTTCGGTATCCGCTTCGGTTACTGCAGAATATTTGACAATCTTAGAAGCTGAAATCTGGTCTTCAGTAAATCCTTGATTATTGAATTTATCCGTATCTACAATGAGGTCAAAACCATACTGAAAGGCTAATGCCTTGTTGCGGTACCATCTTGCCGTGTGAGGCTTTAGTTGAGTTAAGGCATCTAAAACCTCTGCCTTGTGCTGGTCAAATATCAGTTCCAGTGTGTAAATCACAAATGCTGTGATGTATGCCCAAAGCCTCCATATCGCCACCTTGCTGGTCGATGTCAGCCCTGCAAGAGCAGGTTCTGATTCCTTCGCCTTGATGATTTCGTTGTTGATTTGCTCTATACTTCTTGCCATTATGCCAATGTTTTAATAATCTCTCGTTCTTTGTCTGACAACTCCCATTCTATTGTTTTTTTTGTTACCCTCTCTAATGTTTTTTTATATCGTTTAGCCACATTATCAGAAACTAAAAAGCCACTTCCAAATATTCCCTTTTTATGCTCTTTTTGATGCTCCAGCGCCCTGCAAAAACCCACTTCATTTTTCATAATTTTAATATTTTCACCACGCTCTACTATTTTGGCTATATGACTAACTGTAATCACATTATCAGGGTAGCAATAGCGAGGCAAAGAAACTTCATTTTCATTTTGAATTTCTTTTATTTTTTGCCTTAATTCTGGTGCTCCTAAAATCTTAATGTCTCCAAACATATTAGAAACAAAGCTTGTTTTCACCGTGGCTCCATTTTCATAAATGACATCTGCACTTGCTACAATTCCTGTGTGGTCTTGGTCTGAGCCAAACAAGGTTATATGAGGAGCGAAAAGAAAGAATTTAATATTCCTTTCAAGATAAAATCGGATGATTTGAGAAATGATAGAGAAAGGCGGGTTGTCTATTACCACGCATTTTTCATCATAATTTTCATTTTCATAATCTCCACCAGGATAAAAAGGTCTCATTACTTTCAATCCCTCTATGTTGCAATTTTCTTTTACATAATCCAGCACCACATCATATATTGCTGGAGGGGTATAACAATCATCAGTTGTTTTTTTTACTTTAAATTTTTCTACAAATTCTTCGTAACTTTCTTTTTTCTTTCCCATATTTTGCTTTTTAACTTACTTTAAAATCTGTTTGAATAACCCAATATCCGATACCTTCTAATCTTTCCGCCTCTGAAAGCATTATTACTGCTGTAGCAGGTTGAAGCCTTTTTGCGGTGTAATAATTCAGCACATCGCTGTCTTTATTCATGCTGTCTGGGAGTTTAATTTCTGCTCCTGCAGGCAAATCATCGGTCAGACTCAGCCCATTCGCTACTGCAAGAGCAAAGGTATTTTCCACCGCTCCTGTGTGCTGAACCGCCAAATCTAAAAGACTTTGATTGTGTAATATGATGGTTGTCATTATTCTACTTTTTGAATATTTACAGGTCCGTGAGTGCAAGTCGCTATAATGCTAACCTGTTTTATTTCCTCTATTATGGCAGAAGCTATTCTTTCGCATACTTTATCCAAAAAATCCTCTCCATCCTCATTTTCAGCTTCTGACATCCATGCTTTTTTAATTTTTTCCTTTAATCTATCTTTATTTAATGCCATTTTAATTTTCTTTTAAAAGCTCTTTAAACCTGTTTTCTATTTCCTTAAATTTCGGCTGGTTGATAAGTCGTGTTGTAGGTCCTCCCGAAACTGTTAAAAATTTCATCTTCTGGATTTCCTGTAATAGGTCAGTCATCAGCTTTGCCAATGTTTCGTTTTCTTTTTTGAGAAGAAATCCCTTTTCATCTACTTTTAACTGTGTTTCTTCTATTTTTAAATCAATGCTTTCTATTTCGCTGAAAAATTCAATATAAAGACGATGAATATCCTCATTGATTGGAGAAACCAATACCCAGCTGCCTACTTTTGGAAACAAATAAAATCTCTTACCTTCATCCTCTACACTTGCTGAGAGTCTGACATCGGTGTAGTCTAACGCTCCATCATTAACCACACAAGTTCCATTTGCTTTATCCACAGAAACCACTACAGCAGGAAAGGTATCTACTCCTCGTCGTCTCATTAGGTTTAATCCGTCTTGTAGTTCTTTGCTCATTATAGTTTATTACTAATTGTTACATCTCTTCTTGCTCCAGAACTTCCGTAAGTGGTTACTACTTTTTTTATAAAATACTTGCCTTCTCTTGCTGGGTGTTCACTGTCTTGAATGACTGCTGCCATACCATGTTCTGCATAAGGAATTAGAAATGATTTTACAGAGCCCTCGAAGCCGTCATATTTGAGTTTTTTAAGCTCCGCTTGTGCCATTTCTTCAAGTTTCTTTTCATCTGAAATGACACTTGTATGAAAAGTCCTGAGTTCTCCGTCTTTATCGCCGACCTCTATGCTTTTTTTTCTGTTTTTATTGTCTATGTAAGTGTATTTTATCTTTAATTTCTTTTGGTCAGCAGATTTATACTCTAAATTGTTCTCAACCAAATTATAGTTAAGGTCGTATATTACCTGCTTTCCTATGTTGTTCATCTGTTCCAGCCCTGCATATAATTTTCCTTCATTGTCTAAATAAATACTCAGCGCAAAATCATCTTTCAGCTTTTGAAGCACCTGCGCCCCGTTAGCCATCCTGATGACGAGTTTATCTATCTTCATGCTGGGGATTTTATCCGAAAGCTCTACATCTGTCCCCTCAACCACTTTTTTTAGCACCTCTTTGAGTGTAGTGCCGTTATTATAGGCGTGAGTGATATTTTTTCTCCTAAGAACCCACATAGCGTCTTCACATTTGATTTCTAAGGGGATTTTAGAGCCTATCGCTGTTACATAGCCGATAAATTCCACTCCTTCGTACCTTTCTTCATAACCTAGTTTTATTTCTACTTTATCGCCGACTTTAATAGCATTCTCTACCTGTTTTTCCTCTCCATTGTGTTTTATCTTAAACTTGGACGGCATGGTTATTACTGCAGTGTCTGAGAGTTCTTCCGTACTCTTGGTGATTTCCACTTCGCTTACCGAATGGAATATAAAATCGCCTATTTTTATTTCTGATTTTAAAATAAACATCTTACAAAGTTTTTAAAGCTCTTGCTTTATCGGTTAAATCTGCATAAAAATCGCTGTCTGAAACGGCAGTAATGGTGTATTTCTGTAAGCCCTGTTCTCCTGCCATTTCTTCCCACTGAATATCTTGGAGTACGATACGCCGAATTTCAAACAATTCTAAGAATGGATTTCCGACAACCTCCAAACTGTCATTGATTTCAAACATCCTGTGGAGTTCCTGTACCTGCTCTGAAGGGTATTCATCTCTTCTTTCTGGATCTTCATTGATGCAGACTCCTTTTATTGTAAGGGCATAGTCTTCGGTACAGATGTATTCTTTTACTGTTCCGCGCCTTTCTTTGCCTACTGTTGCGGTTTCAACTATGGTTTTGGCTAAACTCATAGAGATAAGCGGTTCATTTGGAAAAACAAATTGTTCTCCTTTGTATGCGACTTTTAGCGTTTGAAAATAAGCACCTCCAAGCATCAGTTCTCTTGCTATTCCCCTCAGTGAAGGAAGAACAAATTTTGTTTTGTTTTTCCCCCACCAGCTTGGAAATGCCGGCCCTACATAATTAAAATGCGCCATGGCGACAAGTTCCTTAATGTCTAATTCCATTGTTTATTATGTTTGAAGTTGATTCACACTATTAATAGCTCTTAGTAGCTCTTCTCTCACTCTTTCTCCAAAAGAAGACAACCCTTCCTCTTTTGAGGATACATAAATTTTGGTATCAGTCCCTACTTTATCAATATTGATGGTAATGTTGGTCTGTTTTGAACCTCCAGAGATGATTCCATCCGATGCTTCTTTTTTCTTTCTTCCCTTTTTCTTTTCTTTTTTCTTGTCATCTTTCCCAAGCCCCCCTGCTGAATACTCAGGCATTATGGTATTTTTTAAATTATTTACCGTGCTGGAAAGACTTGATTTTTCGTTCCATTTTAACTCATCAAGAGGATTTTTGATACCCTTCTTAAATGCATCTGCTTTTTCATCAAAATTCTTTTGTGCGTTTTCTATTGTTTTTTTTCTGTTTTCTGTGTCTTGGTTTATCTTTTCAAGCAGGGCATTATTTTCTGATTCTTCACCGATTCCGACAGCGTTTTTGAAGCTGTACCATCCCTCTTTTATCTTATTGAGGCCTATCATAAAAGTATTGGTGGTCTTCTGCCAGTAATAGTCTATCATAGAGGTAAAGGCTTCCCATGTGAGCTTTGCGTTATTTACAACGGCACTCCATGCCTCGCCCCAACCACTGATTTTTGATATAAGGTAAGTAATAACTGCAATCAGCACGATGATTCCAGCTACAATCAGCCCTACTGGGTTAGACCATAATGCAAGATTCAGCACCCATTGTGCGGCAGCGGCAGCTAAAAGTCCAGCTGCAAGACTTCCTAAAATAATAACCAAAGGTTCTAAAATAGGACCCAATTCCTCTCCTAACCAGCTGAAAAAACTCATCATCTTAGAAGCGATAGGAATAAACACAGAGCCTATCTTTACCATCATTTGCTCTAATTGCCCTTTTAATCCTTCTAATTGACCATAAGGAGTATCTGCAACTTGTTCAAGCATTTTGTGGAATCTTCCACCTTCTCCTGTCGCCATATCCATTGCCCTTCGAACATCATTGAAGCTGATTTTTCCATCTTCCATCTTCTCCTTGAGACTGTTCATGCTTTCTCCTGTTTTCTCAGATATAATCTGTAAAGGGTTAAAACCTGCGTTGATCAGCTGTAATAACTCTTGTCCGGCAAGATGTCCTTTTCCCTGTATCTGAGCCAAAGCGAGTGAAAGTCCTCCCAGCTTATCGGCATCTCCCATACTGATGTCTCCGAGCTGTTCCATGAGTGGCATAACATCAGAGCTTTTAATTCCGTTGGCAAGCATCTGCGTAGCCATATCATAAACCTCTGTTCCAAATACCGTATCAGTAGCAAACTTTGTTAATCCCTCATACAGCGAACTGCCTATTTCTTTACTTCCTGTAAGGGTTTGCAGCTTCATTCTCTCTTTGCCCGCTTCCATTGCTTTTTCTGTTGCCGTCCAAAAAGAACCAATGGCTGCCCCTGCCAAAGTCAGTGGATTAGATATTATATCAGCACCAGGGAGAGAGTTTGCAAAGTCTTTCCGCCAGCCAGCCAGCTTTGAACCGAAACCATTCCCTGAGATTCCCTGTTCTAATCTTGAAATTTGTTTTTCAAGGCGTTGAGCCTCTTTTGTGGCTTCATTAAATTCCTTTTTTAGATGAGTAGAAAATTTAACCTGGTTTACCTTTTCTAGTTTCTTTTTAAGTTCATCTATAGAGTATTGAAGCGTTTTGGGACCACGAACAGCGTTAACAGCAGATGCCGTAACTTTTGAGAAAAGAGCCGACATCTTTTCTTGTGTTTTCGTTGCTGCGCTGGAGAGTTTTTCGGCATTGTTTTTGATGCCATCTATAGATGAAGAGGCCTTTTTTGCAGCTGCAGAAATGCCGTCTTTCATAGAGATGATAAATTCATAAACATTTGCCATTTTTAGTTATATTTGCATTATGTTATTAGTATTTGTTTATATTTTTTTGATTGCTCTTGCAGCAGGTTTTATATGGAAACTTGGAAAAGATTATGTATATCTTATCAAGTACCGCCCTGTGCTTTCAGTAGTCTTTTTAGTCGCTTCTGCTTTGATATGGAGCGTTCCTCTTATAGACTACCTTGCTAAAGGGATGTTGTTCTTTTCTGTCAGCTGTTTTTTTATGTATTTCGCAGCCGTTCATAGAAAGAGACATCTTTAATAAGATTTTGAGGCTTCTGCTTCTTTAGCTCTTATCCACTTTAATTCTTCCACACGCATTGCCCATTCCTCATCTGTCAGCAGGTCGGGATTTATTTTGAAAAAATACCGCAGTTGCGCATCCAAAATACGAATGGGCTGTTCGTCTTCGTTTACTTCCGCCTGCTCTAAAGCTTTTCCAGCTCAGCCTCTTTTACTTCTATGATTTCTGCAATTTTAGAAGATGCAGCAAGAAATAAGCTGTCATTAGTTTTAATTTCTTCATCTCCTCCAAGCCAGCTGTTTTTAAGGATAATTTCATTAAACTTCAGCGGGTCTTTTGTTGCCGTAGAAGATGCATAACTCAGCGTTTTTCTATCAGGAGTTTTAAGATAACATTCTTTATCTTCTATTTTTAATCTAAAAATATCTCCATGTTTTGATTTCCATTCTTGGATTTGCTCTTGTGTGATTTCTGATTTCATTTTTTACTTTTTAAAATTGTTTTAAATATTCTTTAAAAAT